CAGCGCAACACGCCGCTTCAGAATCATCAAATCACCTCTATATCACCATATCTCTGGCGATCATTTCGCTCACATACGGTGCAACAAGACGCCCAACGGTATATCCGTCCAATGTCACCTTGATATTGCTGACGCCGCTGCTGACCGCAGCGGAGATATTTTTCGGAAGGGTGCGGAATCCGCTGATATCATCGGATGTGAGCTGGTTTTTGTTCGTCCACCAATCAGCAGGAAGTTCCCAATCCATATTCCCGTAGCTGTGTTCCTGCCGCCAATCGGAGTATGATTTCAGCAGTTCCTCTGCCCCTTCAATGGCGTTCAGCGCTTCTGTGACTTCATCAAGTTTGTCCAGCATGGCATTCAGTTGATCGTCATCAAACATGCCATGATCCATCATGTCCTGAAGTTCACGGTTTACGGTCACATAGTCGATAAACGCATTCTTCAGCGTTTCATCGCCGCCTGTGTTTGCAGCCAGGTTCTGGTCCGTTCCGCGTACATCCTCCGGGTGGTTGAGCCGCCGGTCTGCCGCCCAGACGAATCCCTGGGCAATCGCTCCGACACCAGCAAGCCCCATGATCCCTGTCAGAAGTCCTCCGATTGCAGATCCGCCTCCAGCCGTCACAGCGGTTCCTGCTGCATCTGCCGCAACGTTGGCCGCTCCATTACCCCATCCGAAGAATTTTCCGATTGTTGCCAGATGCGCTCCGAACGTCGCCATGTTTCCCAAAGCGGAAAGAATCTTTCCGGTCGCCCAAACGCCGATGATCGCTTCAAAGCCTTTCTTGACGGTTTCCCAATTCGACGGGTCCATGAACCATTCCAGCCCGTCAACAATAGCCCCAAGCAGATTCCCAAGGATCTGAAGCACGGAATCGTCGCTGTTCTTCAGTTCGTCCGCAAGCTGATTTACGATCTCCAACCCGGCATTGATGGCATTCTTGATCTCTTCAAAGATAGCGACGATGTTTTCCTTGATCTTGTCAATCGCCGCCTGTCTGCCGGCATCATCCTCCGCGTTGAAATAATCCTTGAACGCCTCGACGATGTTCTGGAGGTTGCCCGTGATATTCAGCGCCAGATCACCGAACAGTTCCACCGTCGCCATGTCCTTCAGCGCTTGCCATGAAGCTTTCAGCCCGTTGACCTTGTCATACAGGTCGGACATATTCTGAAGCTGATCTTCCGACAGACCGAATCCGCCGTTTTCAGCGTCAAAGTCCGACAGATGCTCCAGCACCGTGTTCCAATCGTTCAGAAGGTCAAACGCTTTCGTCGCCTGTTTCCCGCCGAAGATCTCAAATGCCGCCTCATTCCGCTGGAGCTTGCTCATCTTGCTCAACGAATCCATGACGGCCATCGCATATTCCCAGCGATCCTGATAGTTCACATCGGATACGCCGGTCAGCTCCGCGATCTTCTTTGCGTCGCCGGCATTGATTTTTGTCACAATGCTGGCGATATCTTCCAGCGATCCGCTGGCAAATGCCACAGCGCCCGCCCATTGCTGGATCTTTGTCGGATCTGTGTTCCAGAATCCGGCAAGGTCCACAATGTTATTCGATCTCGCAGCCAGATCAACGACGCTTTCCCATACCTGTGAAACAGTATCCGCAATCGTTCCGACAACGGACTTGAACGCTTCCTCAATCGCCCCGCTGATCATGCCGCCAGCGTCCGCGACCTTCCCAAAGCTATCCGCCAGGCTGTTCGCGGCGACAACGCCCATCTGCGTGCTGTCGCCGATGCTTTTCATGCTTTGGCCGGTTTCGTCAAGGCTGTTCTTCATGTTCGCCAGCGTTGCCCTGGCGTCATTCAGCTTGACTTCCCATTTCGCGACGGCATCCTCATTGTCGCCATATTTCTCGCGGACTTCCTCAAGCGCTTTCTCGTAGGTCCGAACGACTTTCTCCTGTTCTTTGATCTGCTTGTTCAGGTTCTTGAGCTTTGCTTCGGCCTTCTGCTGTTCGGTGGCGTTCTTGCCCAGCTCTGCTGATTCCGCTTTCAGTTCGCTCCGCAGGACCTTCAGGTTCCGCTGTGCTTCTTTCAGCGCATTTGAGTATTCCTTTTCACCTTCAAGAACAATCCGCTGTTTGATATCCTTGTCGGCCACAGATGCCACCTCACATTCCCATTCTCCGTGCGATCCTTCCGCCAAGCATTCGGATGTCGTACTTGTACCGGATCGTGTACATATCGCGGAGGAATCCCGGCGTCATCCGCCGTGCCTCCGATACGGAAATACCGGCGATGAGAGCGTAGGCGTAATACTCTCTCACCCTCGTCCCCCGCCGGTTCTTCAGTTTTTTGATTCAATCTCGCTTAAATATACGTCAAAAACCTCATCGTCGGCCTCTGCGCCGTCCGTGGTTTCGCTTTTCATGCCTTCCTCCACAGCCGCCCGGATCGCGTTTCCGATCCCCGCAAGCGCGGCCACCCGCAGACGTTTCAGTTCGTCTCCCGTGACCGTTTCCTCTTTGCCTTCATAGGCCAGCTGCGCGTTCGCCAGAATCCTGAACAGCTTGCGGATCGCCTTGCTCCCGCCGTCCTGTATGGAAGCAAACATATCCTTCATGCTGCCGAATTCTTCTTCGATCATTTCCATTGCGTACATGTCCATACGCAAGCCGTATTCTTTATCCTCAACTTTCAGCTTTACCATGATCCTTTCCCCTTTCCTATACGCAAAAATTCGGAGCGGAGGGAATCCCCCTCCGCCCCGTAGTATTAGCCGGAAATGCCGGCCTTGGTTTTCAGCCAGGCAATGGCATCCGATTCGCTGCTCTTGCGGTTGATCGCATAATAGATCGTGTCCCCGCTGGCGGACAGCGTCACGCCCAGCGCGTCGCCGCTCAGGGATTCCGTCTGGAAATCGACGTTTTCGCCCTTGGTGGTCGTGCTGTCGCTGTCCTTCGAGAACTGCACCTTATAGAACCAATAGGTTTTATAAGTGATCGTTCCCTTGAAGCGTTCCTTCCGGTAGAAGCCGACGCCGACAAAGCCGGCAGCGGCGTCCGTGATCAGCAGATCCGCGCCGGAGGCCGTGCTTTCCGCGACATATCCCAGGAAGGCTTTCTCCAGAGCATCCGTCATGTTCGCCAGCTCAAGGCTGACGGTTGCGCCGGTCATGGAATTCTCGGTGTCGATCTTGCGATCGTCCGCGTAAAAGTCCACATCGGCCCGTTCCTCATTGACGTCCGCCCGGATCATGTAGTCGTTCAGCTGCACGCCCGTGCCGTAGCTGATCGCGCTGCCTTCACCGCCGCTCGTATACGGAGCGTAGGTCAGGCACTTGATTCCGATTTTCGCCATAGTGTTTCCCTCCGTTATTTGTTTAGTTCTTCCATGCACAGGGTGAACTGATATTCCATTGTCGCGAGAATTCGCGGCTCCAGCCTGTCGCGCATCTTTTTGATGTAATCGTCCTTGATGCGCTTGCTTTTTCCGTTCACCGTCAGATAGTATCCGTTGATGATGATCTTGCTCTTCAGTTCATTGCTGACGCCGCGGCTGTCATAGCCTTGCGGATAAACCTCAACCCATGCACGGTCAACATCCTCGTGGATCTCGCCCTGGGCAATGCTTCTTCCAAGATCGCCGGATACTTTATGCTCATCAAAGATATAATTCCGTGTTTCCTTTTCGATGACTTTCGCACCGGCCCACAGCACTTTCTTCCTGATCGCCCGGACAGTTGCCGGGTCCAGCGCGTCCAGCGCTGTTTTCTGGAAGTCCTCAACAATGAATTGAGCCATATCATCACGCTCCGGTTGATTCGACCTCTATGGTCTCCGTCCATGTCAGCGGACCATAGACCATGACGATCCATTGCCAGCGCACTTTCCCGGTTTCATAGTCGAATTCGCGGTTGTTCGTATGCGTCAGGTCGATTTTGCCTTCGGCTTCCAGATCTTCCAGCTTGCCCTGGACCTTCTGCACCCAATCGTTGTCATCGTCATTCACAAAGGCAGCGACGATTACGTTCCAGGCGCTGTCCACCAGCTTGCCGTCTGCCCACAGCTGTTTTGCTTCGGCGCTCAAGGTTACGACGCCGTAAACGTCCGGCGCTTTGTTCACCCATGCGTCCTTTGCAAACTCGATTCCTTCCAGCGTGTTCAGCTTCGCGATAATCTCATCAACCACGTCGTGCTTAACCGTTGTCGTTGTCCTCTGGCTCCTCGTCCGTGCCATTCTCATCGCTCCTTTCCACCGTGATCTCAATGCCCTCATCGTCCGTCCGGTATGTGCGGATGACGCGGAACTTCTGACCGTGGAATTTCACGAGCCGTTCGTTCTGATAGTCCTCCGCCAAGGCAAGCTTGAACACGTATTCCGGTCGATGTCCGGCATTCATCGCATCATAGTATTCAGTTCTCGTCACGCTTTGGATCGTACACATCACGGTCCGTTCCGTATCGGTTACAGCCTCGTGTACGCCATGCCCTGTCCGGTTTTCCTTGATCAGCTGGATCACATCCGCCCGGTTCATTCCGCATCACCGTCCGTCTCTCCGCCCCATGTCGTATATCCGTCGGCGTGCATAAGCTGGGTTTTCTGGATGTTGTAGATCTCCCGCTTCTGGTCGGTGTTCGGCGCGTTCTTGAAGAACAGCCAATCGACATACGAGAAGATCGCCCGCTTGCACAGGTTATCGGTCAGCGTGCTTGTGTCTGAAATGCCATTCTGCGTCACGACAAAGGACACCGTGCCTGGCAGTACAACCCCGGCGATTGTCAGATCCTTCGCCGCCGCGTCCATCAGGTCGCACAGCTCCCCGTCGTATTCGGTTGCGGTGATCCGCAGCGCCTTCTTGCACTCCGTCAGCATGATGTTCCCTCCATTATGGCCTCCTGTTTCCGGTAGGCCTCGAATGTCTGATATGTCACGATGCTGCTTGCCTTGTGTCCGATCTGGAGCTTCGGATCAGCGTAAATGTCAAAACCGCACCCGCGTGCGCGGATGCAGAAGCTCAAATCCTCGCCGTATCCGGGAAGCGGGGAAAACAGTTCGTGATACTTGTCCACAACGGCCTGTAAAACCGCTGTACGCATCATCACACACCCAAATCCGCATCCTTCAACCTTGAAGATGCCGTCTTTCGGATAATCGATCAGCTTTTCGTGATCGTTCTCCGCAGCCGTCAGCCCCTGGCGCAGTTTCTTGTATAAGACAGGATGGAAAGGCGCCCGCCGCATATGGCAGATGCCGGATACCATGTCCCGTCCTTCCATGTCCGCCATCAGATCCACAAGCAGATCCGGCGGGAATACCATGTCGCTGTCCACCCAAAGTACAAAGTCAGCCTTTTCCTGTAACGCAATCAG